CTAACCTGGTACTGCCCATCGGGCACTATTCCTCCGCTGCCTATACCACTTGCGGGTTGGTACCCGTACCCCTGCGACATATCGGAAGCGTCTAAAAATCTCTGATCGGCGGGCATGTAATGAATGGTGTCACTTATCGTTATTCCCGCCGTGCTGTACTCAAGTTCATCCCTCTCCTTTAAGTTGGCTATGACCATGTAGTTTTTATTCGTACACATGTCCTTGCACCTCAAAACAGAAACAGGAAATATGGTTAAATCATTAACCGATAAAGCAGAGATATTCTCGCCCCCAAAGTGCTTGAAAAGCATAGTTGATCCAGTAATAGGTAGAGAAAAAATAACCTTGGCATCCGTTAGTATATTTTCCTTTTGGTTAAACTCGGCTACGGCTACTTCAATTGTGTCGAAGGTTGTATCGATATTACTGATCTTAATCTCTATACCCCTTGTAGAGTTTTCTAAAACACCTCCCTGCCCTGCTCCGACAACCTGGTGGTAATCTGTAGTTGGTATCCCACTTATATTTATCGGGAAAGACCCGTAGCTCCAACTCGTGTTGTACCCCTCGTTCGAAAGCCTGAGCCTGTAGAAGTACATATTTGACCCCCCGTTAAGGCTCCCGTTCGTTAGCCACCCGTTGAAGTCAATAGAGCCCATTGCCCTATCAGGGTTGAAGGTCAAGAGATTTATACTAAGGTACTGAGTAACTACGGGGTTTCCATCTATCTGCGTGTACGTGTTAGATGAGCTAGCTGTGAAGATATTCGTGCTTGGAAGCCCGGGCCCAAAATATTGCCCCGAGCCAGCAGGGTACTCTATTGCCCCCCCTGTTACCATGTACGTAGTTCCGGCGACTAAATTTCCAGAAGCAATAGGCGTGGTTAACAGCGGGTCTTGAACATTCATTACCCTGATCTCGTTCAAATCGTCCGTCCAGTAAACTCTTTCTATCTTATCACTCTCCGTGTAGGTGAATCCGAAAATCTTATTCTGCCTTGTAAAGTGCAAATTATTCTCGTGGTAAATTGGAGTGTACGTTCCAACATTAGCGTTGTTGAATTCAACTATTCCAATCTCCCCGTAACCTCCGGTGGTACTCGTATCATTGGTGCTAAAAACAATCAGCCTATCTATAAAAGAAATAAACCCTATAGGTAAAGGTGGCGCGTCTAATGATGGTATGTAAAAACCTCCCGACTTAGTAATATTCGTGTACCTTGGGGGGATAGTGAAGTTAACCGAGTTGCCCTGCGCCGTTTGCATAACGTAGTGGTTCCCGTCATTGCTAACCAACATCCCGTTCTGGCAATCCCTATAGGAACCTTTAGGTTGGTTGATTACGTTAACGTCCCGGTTTAAACCGTTTTCAAATGTGTTCGTGAATTTCATTACCAAAGTCTGTTCCAGTCAACTAAACTCATTCCTACAGCTAGTCCTCTTCCCGCGTAAGGGTCGTTAAGGGTAGCAGCAATATCCTCTCTTTCGCTAGGAGAAGGAATTGCGTCCTCGGCCCGTGCGTGAGAACACAGCCTAAACCATTCCCTCTGCTGAGCCATCATCGAACTCGCGGGTAAGGGATTTGAAGAAAATGCGCTTCGTTGATAGTATTTATAAAGTATATACGCCTCAATTGCTCTAACGTGGTTTTCAGAGATCATCGGGAACCCTCCTTCATCCAGCTTGTATCCTAGGTACTGAATGGTAACCGACTGCCCGTCTAAGTTCTGGTAGAAAACAATCGAGTTGCCCTGTATCTCGTACTGTACATTATTCCACAAACCCAAACCCCCACCAACGACCTGATCAACTATTAAGAAGCTGTTGTAGTCAAGCCTTATGCTTCCCGTGTTATCGGCTATTTCCCTGGCAAAGGTGTTAGCTGAGCAAAGCGACCTCAGATCATTACACGAGCAATCCTGTACTCCCAGTATTGCAAACTGAAGATAAACGGCGTTACATGGTAATTCAGCCTTACAGCCGATGATATCCAAAACCTTCTTTTCTTTTACTAAAGAATAATGGCTTCCGATCTCTTTCTCGGCCTGTATTGCCCAGGTGGTTATCGAGGGAAGATCCTTGGCCCTATCTGCCCCAACCATGTCCAGGGCGTTGATAATAGGGTTTCGGATAGATATTAATCTGTTGATTGACATTAGTTATAAACTCTTATTTCAATAGCATTGCCATTTAAAAAATCATCTGCGCTAACCCTAGAGTTGTTGTGAGTATCAACCTCTATAGTGTCCTCATCGGCAGCGTAGCAACTTATAAACCCGCTGGCACCATCCACAACAGATATGCTTACATAGGTTTTAAGGCTGGTAAATGCTCCGACAAGCGTTCCTTTATACCTGTCAGCCCCCAGCCTAGTCCAAACAATATCTCCTATTTCGTTTTGCATGATATCGGTAGTGGGGGCGCTAGTTCCGGACTGAGTTAATAATGCTACATAACTATTGTATGCTTTTGAAGCATCGGCCCTTGTTAGAAACGGATTTGTTGAAGAAGGATTATTGGCTGCGCTTAACGCATCTTGCATGCTCTGCTTGCCAATGAGCAACTCCTGCCCGTTAAGACTGGCCAATAAAGCTCCCAACGATTGTATTGTTTTAGGCACATTCATTATAACTTATTTTAATGAATTATCCGATACGGAATAAAACAGCAGCAGACGTAGACTGGAAATAAAGCCTGAACAAACCAACACCAACAGTGGCGCTAGCAGCTACAGTCAAAAGCACGTCTACGGCAGTATCTCCACTACTAACCTGTTTAGCCGCCACTATGCCAGCAGGAACCGCTACAGTTACGGTGCTTGCGCCAGCCGTATTGTCTACTATAAAATCTATCATCGTTCCGGCTGTAGCGCCAGTTTGAGCAACGATATTTGCAACAGAATCCAGCGTAGCGGTAACTCCCGCTGCCGAAGTCGAAGTGATCCCGCCGTTGTTTACCATGGCGGCAGTGATGGTTCCAGTTGAGTTAAGTGCGGCAAGCGTACTCTTCCTTACAATATTTTTTGAAAGAGTAATTCCCTTGCCCGCGGTCTTCTCGGTTATTGAATCCGTAACCACACCTGAACCGGCGGTAATAGTTGTACCTGCATTGATTGCCTTAGCTACACCCAATCCGCCTGCGGTAGTAACCGCTCCGGTCGTTGAGGAAGTAGAGTCGGTCGTATCAGATGCGGCAATAGTGGCCGGCGTGATTGCCGCCCCAGTTCCGTCTATATCCGCTATGGTTGCGAATGCGTTCGCTGAGCTGGGGCCCCTAGAGGCGTTAATGGCATCTTGCACATTTTGTGAGGCAATAAGCACGTCCTTAAAAGGGTTCTTAGCTAGTTTAATGCCTAATTTTTGCATGTTGTCTTGCATGGTTTTTGTTTTGAGGGGTTAGTAAAATTTTAATGGCGCCGGTTTGTATTGAATTTCTGTTTTTAATTTTTCTTTTAGTCTTTTCTTTAATTCAGGGCTAGGCTTAAACTTCAATTTCTCGTGCATGTTCTCAGTTGGTTGCAATCCGAAAAAATGATGCTTGCCGGTCCTGTGGTTAAATTCCTTCGTGTTGTTAATTATCGTTTGCTTAATCATTTCACCCATATCACTTACGTTCTTTTGATAAATTCCTAGGGTTCCTATATTTCCCCTTAGCTTTATCTCCTCTCCTTCAAGCAATCTTTCCTTTATAATCTCCAAAGATTTTTCCCAAATTTTCTTTAACTCTTCCTTACTGGTTTTGTACCCGCGCTTTTTAGCCTCTCTTTTTACCGTGAGGTAGTTTTTAACGGGGTTAAACTTGCGCCGCTCTATTTGTAACTTGGGTGTTATCATCTCCAATATCATTTTTGTAGGCCGAAACCTGTTCTTTTTCTACCCCAAATTCCTTAGTGAGCATCTCGTAAACTATCAGCCTTGCCATAGAGTTCGTTACCGGGTAAGTGCTGGTAGCTTCATCAAATAGCTGAACCGGGTTATTTAAAACCACAGATCCGCTTCCAGTATAAGTTGTGTTAACCGCCGTAAAAGTCTGTCCCGGATTATACCCTAAACCATTGTGAACGATTTGGTAATTGATAACCTTGTAAACAGTTCCCACTATTAAGCTACCGCTAGAAATTTCCAGGTTACTTACAATATTAATCTCTGCGGGTCTTTCGAAAACACCCATTACCCTTAACTGCAATCCGGTGTTGTAATACTTGTTTACGTAGTACTGGTTGTTTATGTTGAAGTAGTAGTTGAACAATGACCTCGGGTGTTCTTTTGGGATAAGTTTTATGCTTTCTAATGGCAGGTAGTAAAAGCTGTTTGTGCCGCAAGGCGACATTATCTTTAACCCGTTGTCCTCGTTCTGGCTATCGGGGTTGTAAAGAGGTATGTGTTGCGGGATAGTGGTTTTAGAAATGTTGCAACTTCCACAAATTCCGTAATCAATATCCGAAACTTTTACGGGAGTGAACTGAATAACGTTAAGGTCTTGCATCCAAACGGGGTTGACGAACCCTCGCTTCTGAAACTCCATCTGAATAAGGTAGGCGCGTATCTGATCCCGCTTGTTTCTTATCCAGTCGATGTCGTACCTCTGGTCTTGAGTAAAACCAAACTTGGTCAATAAGTTAATGACGTCATACGACAGCTCATCGCCAGTCATGGTGTTTAGTCTTTGAGGGGTTAGACCTTACAAATATACAAAATAGTTTGGAACAAAAAGCTCCACTTCTTACAGTGGGGTTTTGTGGTTATTGTTTCGCTTCTGCTATTTTCTTAGCTAGCTTTTCGGGGTCTTTTATGAAATGAGCTCCTCGTATCTTTAAATCCTTTGCTTCGGCAAGCAATTTAGCCATGTCGTAGCTTTCGGACTTGACGGCGGCAGCATCTTGTTTTAAAACAACCGTATCTACGTCCTTTGGGCCTTCTTTGGTCTGAATAATCCCCGGGATAACTTCAACGTCTTTGGTATCATAGGTTACCGTAGATTTTGATTTTTCCTGCTTCGCGGCAAGTTGTGCCCTTAATTCGGCAACTTCTCTTTCCAGGTCTCTGGCCTTATCAACCTGTAAAACCTTGGTGTTATTTTGCTTCATTGACTTCTCTGCCTCTGATGTTCTGAAAAGTATAGAAGTGAGCATGGATGCCCGGTCGTTTGAGGAAAGGAACGCAACGGCTTCACTTTCCGTAGAACCTAGCGCAAGGCCTTCAAATTGGTAAACGTGCATCATGCCGTTTGTGCCCTCTACGATTACCCTTTGGATAACCCCTGTGTTAAGGGCTCTCTTAAAGGTAGTAGTGATTTGGCGGTTGGGGCTATCCCAAAGCTCCAGGAACTTCGTGAAATTGTTTTCGGCGTACCTGAAGAACTCGGCGTGCATATCCTGCTGATTGTAGGCGCGGGGGTTAATTCCAATCGAAGGAGCCAGTTCGATAAGCTGCTCGTAATTCAAGCCTTCAATGATCTCCTCGCAGCGTTTACGCTTAGAGCGGTTCTCCATGTAGTCCATATTCTTCTTGTGGCTGTCAATTACCTTGTATAAAGGTTTGCCCGACTGATTGGGGCTGCCTTCTACGCGCGGGTCTCTGGACAAACAGGCGAACATCTTACGATCTTCAACCTTTGACAAATCGAATGTATTTTGCATCCGCAAAGGGTACTGCGCCCAAGTAATCTGCTTGTCGTGGTCGTTTATCCCAATTGGGATGCCAAACCACCAACCGGTCGCACGATCTTTAACTGCCCTGAACATTGATTTTGTTTCGATGTCCGGCCTTTCGCCGTTTCGGTGATTCGCGGCTACCCGATAAGATTCCAGGGTAACTGTTCCAAAATTTCTTGCGTGAAACATTGGGTGATCTAAGTTTGCTACTTTGTGTGGGATTCCACGGCCGTCTTTAAAGAGGAAATAATGCTCTCCTTCTTTGAACGGCCCTTCAAGACTCGCGGTCTTGGCATTGGCTGTTTCCATTAATTTAGTTTTGAGGGGTTAGTAAATTAGAGTGTAAAAATAGTCAAAAAATCTGAGTTACAAAATAGTTTGGAACAAAAAGCCCCCTATCATTTCTGATAGAGGGCCTTCCGGAGGGTTAGATAAAAACTTTAAAGTTACAAAGTTTATTGTAATATCCCATACACATTGTATATATTTGCTACGAATTTGTAGGGCAAGTTCGAAAGTTTTTAGCCAAAAGCTAAACTGAGCCGTGAGGATAGCCCTACTATCTAATCGGCTCTTTTTTTAGCACATGAAAAAAATACCCTTGTCTGGTAAAAATGGGCGCGACAGGTTCGCGTTAGTTGATGATGCCGATTATGAATTCCTAATGCAATGGAAGTGGCACGTTAAAATTAGTTCAAATAATTGCTACGCTTGCAGAACATCATACGCATTAGGGTATAGAAAAGACTACCTAATGCATAGAGTAATTTTAAATACGCCTGACAAAATGGATTGCGATCATATTGATCACAATACTTTAAACAATACCAGGGCAAACCTTAGAAATTGCTCTCATCAGGACAACATGAAAAATATGTCTAAGCACAAGGATAGTTATTCAAAATATCTTGGTGTAGGATATATAAGGGCATCGGGTAAATGGAGAGCGCGTTTGTTCCACGATGGAAAGGAAATAAGGTTAGGGCATTTTGCTACTGAAGAGGCCGCGGCCAGAGCCTATGACAATGTCATAAAATCCTATAAAGGAGAGTTTGCAATGTTTAATTTCCCTAAATAAAAAGCCCCCCACTTTTTAGGCGGGGGCTTTTGTTTGCATCTATATTATTATGCGGCAGGACGAATTATTCCGCACAGGCGAGGCTTACGAACCACGATCAAATCCTGCTTCAGGAACGAGTATTTATCCACGTCCGAAGTAGAAAGTGCGGTTCCGCGACCGGTCATACCGCCAAACGCTTGTACGATATTAGATCGGTCTATGCCTTCTTTACCTTTAGCAAAGATTTCGATGTTCTTGTGGGTAGCTCCCATTTCCTCAATAGTAAGGAAATAGAACGTGCTTCCTTGAACATGGCGGCCCTGCGAGTTGTAAAGAGTGAACTTTTGTGTATCGTCAAACATCGGGTGCATGATGAAGTGAACTTTGTTGCCGAAGAAGTTAATGGTGGTAAACTCAAATCCGGCGTTCACTTTCTCTCCACCTACACGGCCCGAATCAGCCTTTTCTACAAAAATTGTAGTAGACTGCGCGGCCATCAGTAAAGGAGCGATTGTTTGTATATGGCGGTAGCCAGACATTCCGGTTACGCAAACCAGGGTTATTCCGTTGTATAAATCACCAGACTGCACAACGGCTTGTGTCATGTCGCCAAAATCATCCAAGGTAGGCATACCATCAGAGCCAGAAGCCACAAGGGCGTTACCGCCGTCGATTTGAGGCACAACGCCATCACCTGTGATAAGGGGCATACCATAAGAATCCACGGGCGCAACAGGTTTAATGGTTCCATCAGAATTTTTCATAGAAGAAACGCCAAACCATTTCATATACTCGTTTTGCTGAGAAAATTTGGCGCGGGCTTGGTAAACTTCGTCCCACATCCATTTTTCCATCTTGCCACCCTGCATGTCGTCGTATTGATACCAACGAACATCAGAACCGGCATCACCGGTGATTGCGCACTCGGCACGCTGGATTGTGGTATGAACCACGAAAGTATCGGGGTAAGTAGAGCGTCCGTAGCCGCGTAGAGAACCTTCTCCATAAGAGGTATAAACGCCAATACAGGTTTTAGCGCCAATCTGCCCAGCTACGTTTGTTGTGTAGTCAAATAATCGTCCATCAACCGACTTAAAGGTGTACAGGAAGTTGCCTGCTACACCTGTCGGGTTTGACATTACACGAGCCTGGAAGTCGCCGGCGTGAAACAGGGCATTCATACCTTCGAACAGCAGATTGTCTTTTAAATAAAGTTGGAAAGTGCCATCCGCAGACGTTGATCCGTATTGAGAAATAATCTCTGAGGGTTGATTGATGCTACCGATAACGTTAAAACGGTAGGCGTTATCTGAAATCTTTTTAGAATCGTCGATAACGGGCATTTCTGTACGCACCTTGCTGGAATCTTTAGGCCCATAAGGGGTCATAACGCCAGAGGTTAACAGGGTCATTAACTTACGCTGGTCAACGAAATCAAGCCAGTCCTGAATCCAGGGCTTCTTGATAGCGTTTAGCATTAAGTCGTTTTCTGTGGTACAGGTCGAGTTTGAGAATGTGCCCGAGTTAATTATAGTGGGGCCGGGATTGAATGACATGGTTATTTAGTTTTTTGAGGGGTTAGAATTTTTTTTAGTTTCACTTTCGCCGGAACTGCTCTTCGAGTCTATCCATAGCGCTAGTTTGAGTGTCTATCGGTTTCCCGTTATTACCCTGCCTAACTATTGGCACGTTGTGAAGTTCTTCGGCTTGTTTTTGAATTACTTTCGCTTGGGCTTTCTGGCGCAGTTCGTTAACGGCCATATCTCCAAACTCCTTTAAAAGGATCGACTGCAAAAACATCTTGGGGTTTGCCATACGCAAATCGTCGTACTTTCCTTCCCCGAATCTCTTCAGGATGGTATCAGGCGTTGATTCGTGTAGCTTTAAACCCAAGAATTCTTTTGTGGTCTTTAGTTCTGCCTCTAAGTCGGTTCGAACTTTTTGGTTGCTCTCAGCAATCCTGTTGGTCTCTTGTTCCTTCAGTTTGTTGAGAAATTCGCCCCGCGACTTAACGATTTGTTCTTTTACGGGAATCAGGTCTTGGCGAATCTGTTCTCCCAAAGAATCTATTTTACCGCTTTCGGTAAGTTCTTCGAGTTTTTGCGCCACCTGATCCTCGTCATAACCTCGTTCTTCCAAGTCAAGCTTTACCAGGTCGTAATTCTGTTTACCTAGTAGGCTGTTTACTTGTGAAATTTTCTGCTCGATAGCCGCTACTGATTGGCCGCTTTTAGCTAAAAGGTACGCTTCCTGAACTTCGGGCGGTTCTTTTGCAAGTTCCGCCATTAGGTTCCCAGACCAAGCCTCGTTTTTAACTGCTTCCAGTTTCTTTTCGTAGGCTTGTTTGAATGCCCCAAGGTTGTCTTCTGTTATATCCATGCCCAGCTCTTTTGCTGTGGATACAAACGTTAACTCACCTTCTTTTCCTAAAGTCAAATGCTCCTTAAAACCCAATACCGGTTCTTCCGTGGGCTCTGCGGGTTTTTCTTCAGGGATTTTTACGGGTTCCTTTTCGACTGGCTTTTCCTCAACTTTCTCTTGTGGAGTTTCTACAGGCTTTTCCTGAGGTTTTTCCTCTGGCTTGTAGTTTTGGTTGAAGTTTTGCTCGAGTCTTTGTTCGGTTTCGAACGCCGAGTAATCAACACTCGGTTTTTTAACTTCGGCAACAATAGTCTCGCTATTGTTCTGTATAGCCGGTTCAGGGCTAAGCTGTCTAAGCAGTTTAGTCATTTCTTTGAGGGGTTAGAATTAAGGCAAAGTTAGTAATATTTATATTATTACAAACTATTTTGTAACTTTTTCTATGATCTTATTGCTGGCGTTATTGTTTTCTAAATGCAATTTGTTCAAACTTTTTTGGTTTTCAAGAGCAATAGCAGACTGGCCCTTTGCGTGAATCTTATCTATATCATGTACGGTTTTCTTGTCTTGCATGGCATCACTAGCCTGCTGCATAGCCGCTTGGTTTGCCTGGTTCTGCTCCATTGCCATCTGATGTTCCCTTTCCGCTTGGTCGGAAGCTACTTTTTGTACTCTTTCCAAAGCAGATTTAAACGCTACCTTCATTTCAGCATAAGTTTCTGCGACTTCCGCGTTAATAGCATCAAGCACCGTTATCTCTTTAGCGTTAAGAGCTGCGGGTATATAAACGTCCAGTTTAGAACGTAAATCTGCGTATCTCCTACCGTCATCGAGGGTAACGTCGTAGTCTTGGTAACCAATGCTATTTAAAACTTCCAGGAAACCTTGCTTGTTGTCGCCTAGAATTTGGCGGCCTTTTTCAGCCTCGTAGAACGCGTAAGTAACTTTCCTTACTTCGCAAATCTTCATTAAAAGCTTCTCCACGAATAGAGAGAAGTGGTAAAACAAAGGCTCTGTTATAGTCCTGCTGGCGGCGATTGAATTCGTGGCGTTAGTTGCAGTTGAGCTTGCGGGTGTAAACCCTTCCCGGTTTTCGTTAACTCCAGATATCCTGTCCATCATGGCAAGCATCTGGTCTTTTAACTGGAAAAGCATTTGAAGGTTAGGTGTAAAACCTAAGTCCTGCTGGTGAATGAGTTTAGTTATATCAGCCCCGTTAAGGTTTTGCCCGTCCTGAGTTGAATCCACGGTTGTAAATCCATCGTTCACTATATCGTAAACAACTTCTTTTACCGACTGTTTCGGGCCAAGCAATCCCCGGTCAATAAATAAAGCTCTGCCCTTTGCCGAGTTTAACTCCTTTAGAATTTGGTACATCACAATATCCAGGATGTTGCCGAAGTTGCCTAAATTTTCTTGTAAAGAAATTCTAAGCCCGTCAACGGTTTGGAAATTGAACCCGCAGTACGAAAGGTCTAAAACGTAGGCTTTGGAATCACTCTTCCTTAACTGGAAGTACTTTCTCCTAACCTGCACGTCCATGCAGCCACCGATACGGGTAGCTTCCCAAACATCCTCCTTATACTTACGGATAACAGGTATCTTACCTGCGGGGACTGTTTCAAAAAGGTCGTTCCAGTTAGTTTTATCCGTGATCTCGATTAAAAAATATTTATCCGGCGCTGATTCAAAAACATCTACTCCTAAAGGAAGTGTGTAATAAGGCGTAGAAGGGTCGAGCTGCATCTGGTTATTAGTCTTTGGGCTGAGTTTAAAGTACTCGGGCCTTACAGACCTCCACTCTATATGAATAACGTCCACACATAAATCGCCGCCTTTCCACAGATAGGTGTTGAACTTCTTTCCGTTGATGTATTGGGTGACGTTGTTTTGTGCGGCCTGAACAACTTTTATTTGCTCGTTGTTCAGTGGATACCTCGAGAGTATTTCCGATAAGGTCATTCTATGCCTTGCGCCTTTTAATGGGCTTCTTTCGCAGAACGGGTCGTTCTCTATCTCTACATAAATAGCGTCCCTTGGGTCAAAAATCAGGTAATCTACCTTTCCTTCGTCGGTTACGTCAACCTTACCCCAACATCCCGAAACAATCTCCACGTCTAAAAAGTTTTTAGCGGTTTTCCAAAGAATCCCCAACTCTTTCACGTCTGAATCGAGGATTATTTGCATGATCTCCTCGTTCTTATCCTTAAAAGACATCCTTTCCCAAAGCGGATCATCGGGGCTTTGCGGGATCTGCATCCCTTCGGTTACATCAACGCCTACACCCTTGAGCTTTTCTAAAACACCTTCTTCCTGGGCGCTCATGGCCCCACTCATAAAATAGGCTTGCTCTAACTTCGCTGTTTTGGAATCCGAGTTAACGGTTTCAACCGTGGCTTTTATGGGCCTTTTCAGGTATTCCCCGTTAAGAAGGTCAAGTTTGTTTCTCGACCACCGGTAAGAAACCATCTTGGCTTTATTGATGCGCCCGGCGGTGTACCCGAAGCTTTTTAGCCAACCGTCTACATTGCTTGTATTGAACTTCTCCCCGTTGTAAGATTGGTAAAGCCTACTCATAGTAGAAAACATATTGTTTTTCATTATGAGGAGGTTTTCGGCGTAGTCCAAATGAAGACGGCCCCAGTCGGGCTTATTCTTGTCCTTTTCGGGTACAAGTTGAGATGGGAAGAACTTTGACATCTTCGTTTAGTGAGGGGTTAGATAAATACAAAGGTATGAAATAATTACAAACTTTCTTGTAACTATGCTTCTCCCTTAGTTGGCATGAATATTCGGCTGCCTTTCTTCTTCTCTGTTTTGATACGGTCGGGTATCTCGGCTATTTCCTGATGGAAGTTCTCAACCATTTTTATGGTTTGCTTCAATCCCTCATCCCTGCGGATTTCCTCTACTGTTTTTCCCTGGCCTACGTAAGTTGATTTACCTTCGGGATTAACGTGAAAGTAAATATCCATGTCGGTCATTTTAAAGTACAAATTTCCTTCAATCAAAACCTGAAGATTTGCAAACTGGTTAAAGTAAACTAGTTGACCTATTTCAAGGTCTGCGTCCACATCGGGGCCAATTGCGCAAATAACCCCAATACGAGCCATCGTGCTACTATCTTGTGTAGTTACTATTTGAATACCGCTTTGAGTTTGATGCGATGATTGCAGATCGGGGCGTTCCTTAATGATAACCGACTTGCCGCGAGGGATCACGTGGGCCATTAAGTTTGGTGTGTCTCCCACTAAAGGGAAGTTTTCAATAGCTTCATAAAGCTCTTCTTTTCGTGTTTTTTCCATATTTATTTTAGGTTTAATTGTTGATTTTTTATATGCTCAATAGATTGATCAATAGTTACCTCTATTTCCTCTGAAATTCGACCGGTTTCTGTTTTTCGCTCAACTGGAATAACAATTTTCTTAATGGGTTGAGTTAATATGTACTCAAAGTCTTCCATTTTTCCCCTGTCAACTGAATAATACACGGGAACTCCCGAGCTATTTTCAGAATATACCTTTATTCTACTTAGCCACTTAAACTCCATAATTTATTGCCCAAAGTGTTCGTGATCTCTAGTTTCGTAATTCCACTCGCTTGCTGTTTCGGTAGCATTTAGCCTAAACCGGCTTTCTCTTTTTTCTGAATCTTCGTCGTTCAAAGGCTTAGCATCCATACTAGCGTCTTGCATCAAGCAAATTCCCAAAGCATCCGCAGCGTCGTTGTCACTACCTACCTCTATCTCGTCGTAATTCTTTAACTCCTCAATCAGTTTCCCGAAGGGTATTTTCTCGCCGTGTTTGCTGATATAGCTTTGCATAAGGCTTACCATCCTCGGCTTTGAGAACTTATTTAAGCTCACTCCAAACTCGTGCACCTGTTCCGAGTTATCACTCTCAAACTTTTTTGGACGTTTAGCTAAGTACTTTTTGCATCTGTTTTCCTCGTAGTGCTTTATAATTACCCCGTTCCTCACGTCTATCAAAGTAGCGCCTACCAAGTTGTAATAAACCGATAGTTTCAGGCACATATCGTAAAACGTTTCCTTGCTTTTGGGCCTGCAACGAATCATTGCCACTGGCTTCATTTTAGGTTTACCCGCAAAGTCATTGTCGCGTATCATTACAATCATGCCCCCTAAAGATTTGCTGGTTTTGCTTTGATCCAGGTCGTAGCTGTCAATCCCGGCGCAATACAGTCTTTGAGAATTTTTAACGTAATGCCCATCATCGCTTATGAGCACACATTCGTTCTCGTCAATTGTATTTGCTGCCGGAATCAACTCTACTTCAAGAGGGGTTAGACACTCTCCTTTTGCGTTCTTTTTGAACTCAAGCTTGTACTTAGTATATTTCTTTGGATTTGATTCTAAGTCGAACCCAATATTGTTTAGTTTATCAATGTCGAAATGGTTGGAGGTTGTTTTTCTAAACACCTCTTTTATATCTAACGGCGTGTTTTGGCAAAATTCTACGTAAGCCTCTATATCCCCAGCCTCTAAAAGTCTTTCTCTTTCTTTTAAAATAAAATCTTCTGCCGCATTTAGGTCTTCAACGCCATATCTCTCATCAGGGGTCATATCCTGTAGGTTAGGCACGTTTTCTACTATCTTCCCATTTTCTTTTGCCCCGCCGTAGAATGGGAAATAAAATCTCCTGGCATCTACGAAAAATCTAACCATGTTATACGTTTCGTATTCGTGCCACATCTCTTCAAAAAACTTGCTCGCGCCACCCATTTCGCCACCAGTTCCCCACGCCCAGAAATTCCCGTACTGTTTGGATCCGCGCTTCATGTCCTCCTCGGAAGCTCTGTAAAATGGTTTTATTTTGTCAAACTCCCCGCACTCTTCGGCAATTATATCGTTTAAGTGAAGTCCCTTAAATATATTCGGGTCATTAAAACAAGTACGCATGTATATGTTATTCATGGTACCCCCCTTCTTCCAGCCCGTACCTTCTCTTAATTTATATTGTGCTGTTTTAATCTCCTTGTTATCGATACTCTTAAGGCGAAATTCAGGCACTATACTGGAATCAAGCCCAGTCCATTTTTTCATAAAGTCCTCGATATAATCCGATCTACCCGCTGCTACACCAGCGTTGTAGGCGAACTGAAACCTGTAGCCATAGTCAACTATCATACACGTACCGGCTTCCGACAAACCTTTCCTTCGGCCTTTTGGGCATATAAAATTTTTCCCGTTTGCTTTACACCAGTCTATCATGTACGCTAGTTCTAAATGCAGGTCGCACATATCCGCGTACATTTCGCCGGAAACAACGTTAAACTTCTTGTAGTTTAGGTAGTAGTAATATCGACCGGGTATAGTAATTCCGCCAGTGGTGTACCCGCAGAGTATCCTGCGTAGTTCCTCCTCCCAGAATCTTTGATAGTCTGGTGTTCCTACGCATTTAGGATTAAGCGTGGCATCCGCATACCTCGGAATACCGTTATCCCTAATTGGCGCAGGCTTAAAGGCCCTGTTCTTTTTATATGGCGGCCGGGGGATGTTCATTTCTTAAATTCATATATACCTTGAAAGTTATTGGGGTGCTGCGGTGCCTTATTCAAAAATCCCAATAGCTGTTCATTAGACTCTAGCTTGTGGGGGTATGGAAGTAATTTTTCCACATCAATTTCACCGATTTTCATTTTATGTAATAATACATCGGTAAGTACTGGGCCTAATTCATCCCAAAAGTATCTGCACTCTATATCGTTCATTAAATTGCTTTATTCTTGTTTATGTAAAGTGTTAAATACACGTTTAGGAAATAAACCACAATACTTGCATCAGCGCTTTTGTGAGCTGGAAGGTGTATCGAATTAAAATGGCAAAACTGAATGGTTGGAATCAGGTACACGTAATGCCATTGTCTATAGACTCCTAGCTTAACTGTAAATAAATCTCTCATGCTTGTTTTTATTAGTATTGTATGTTTTATTCTGATTTACATTCCTTGGTATAAATCCTAAAGGAAAAACAATGGTATACTTCTCTTACTGGTTTTACAGGATAGGAATATCCATCCGATTCCTGAGATGGATAGCCTAGAACCATAAAGTCCCATGACTTATATATACCCAAGTATTTCCGAAAAAAGTTTTCCAATAGTCTTTTTATTTTTTTGCCTTTTGGCTCTATGAAATTTCCAGAAAAGTCTTTGTGAACTTTCAATTTAAATTCTCCACTCATTTTTTTGATATTGATAAATAATAGTCCCTGTTTTGCTGCATCTTTTCAAGCCAGCTTAATTCCGTATTCCCCATAACAACTCCCTCGTCCAACTTGTCACCCAAAACCTCCTCCTCCAGCTCATTGAGGTACTTCCTAAGCTCCCTAGTACTCATAGTAATATCTTTGATGGCCTTTTCATCCATTGCATCGTCAAGGGCATCGTTAAGGGTAGATATTTTGTTGTGGTACTTTCGTATAAGCTCTATTTTGGGATTATACTGCAAGGACTTGTAAGCCTCTACGGCTGTATAAATCTTGCTTTTCTCAAAGAATTTTTCTGGGGCGTTGCCGCCATAAACATGCAGCAGAGCCTTCCTTTGGCGGTCTTCCTCTGGAAATTGATTGTACGGGGAGTGGTAGTCGTAGGCCAAGATCAAACAAACAACTTCTTGCTCATCAAGCACGCCTAATTCCGGCACTAGCTTAACGGCATCTGGGTTTAAAACTTTTCGGCTTTGCTTGTCTATATGAAAGAGGTAACTCATAAGGTTTATTTATGTCCCCACCTGCGGGGCTCACCTTACTACAGCGTACAACTCTTTCTTAACGGTAGCCAAAGTTACAAAATAGTTTGTAATTATGAAATTTAATAACTATTTTTGAAGTCCTTAATAATCAATACAGACCGCTCCTGTTTCCCCACAAAAGCGCCCATACAGTACGGGGAGGGCGTCAAGCAGGGGTATAAACCAAGCAAGTAGAAATGAGAATAGTTTCAAGAATTGTTGAAAAACGTCCAGTACGTAAATTGAATTGGGTCGAAAAAATAGCGTGGCTCATTCTCTACAAAAAGCTGCCTAATGCGTTCTATTATACTATAGAAATTGATACGCGTGGGGATTCTCTAATAGATGGAAGCCTAATATCTGATTCGGAAGGGAATGTGTATGTGGTTACTTCGGTTTCCGGCGATATTGCAAGGATAGTTAATAGAATACCCATATCTAGGCTAGGATACTTTGATGATAGCTTTATTAGAAAATAAGCGAGGTGTAAAAATGCTTAAATCCGATCTAAAAAAGAAACTAAGGGCCGATTTCCTGAAGGAAAACGAGGAGTACGTAAGAACCGTATTCGATTCAACCAAGGACGTAGACCAGGTTCTTTACGCTGAACTAGGGGCAATGGCAAAAAGTGGCAACTTGTTCCCAAAAACGGCTAACCCGGTGTGGGCTGCACTACAATTAAAGCGGATAGCCGAAAATTATATAGGATAGAGGTTATAATGAAATCAGGACGAATACCATACCCGCCAGAGCCAAGGGACGAAGAGACCGAAAGGTGCTACGATATTGCTACCCAGCAAATTCTTACCCTTCTTAAAGAAGAAATGGGCAAAGTTGATTCTGATACATTCCTATACGGAAAAGGGGGCGTTCACTTTTCTGAACAAGGTGAAATTACTCGATTAGATTTACTTAGTTTAGACGAAAAAATACGAAAGGCCAATGAACCCGACGACTCTTTTACTAGGGTGGAGATGTTAACTAAAAGAGAGATTATGGTTAGATACCCCCACAACCCATTTATATTTTGATCGACCGGTTAAAAGAAGCGTTCCCGCACGTACCCGAGAACGTGCTTTCTATAATACTGAACTTCCAGTATCGGGCCCTAGCGTTCAAGTTAAAGAAAAGGCACCAAGGGATAACTAATTCATGCGTAGTTTCAGTTAAAGGACTGGGGGATTTTTACGTAGGGGATCTAAACGACAAAAAGAAGTACAAAAGGAAGCTAAACAAGACCCAGCGAAAACGAGCCGGCAAGATGGCTGCCCGGGCAAAAAGAGCACCCAAGACTTTCAGCCACATATTCTCTATTCTGAACGTGGTTCAGTAATTAGCTGAATTGGGTCATGGTGCTGAACATATATCCGTCCTGTATGAAATAGTGCGATTTTTCAAAATAAAATTCGGTTAGATATTTTTGCTTGTATTCAATAATACGCATAAAATCTTCGTATTCCATCTCTTCTTGATCGTCGTCGTATATCTCACAGCCTTTTATAAAATCAAATAATTCTTCTGGGCTTTTATAGTAAAGCCAATTATTGTGATCAAATACAAATGGGTATCCAGCTGATGATTTTCCTATGTGTAGCTCCTTGGGGATTAAATTACTTAGATGCGCTATGTCATCATTTTGTAACGCATGAAGCATCTTATCCTTTAATTCAGCGGTAAGCCTTGGTATTACGTAATAGTTACATCCCATATTGTACTTTTTTAGTAAAGTTCCTGGTGCTTCCGGCCCAAACGGTATTTTCTAAATCTTTTTCCATTTTAAAAGTAGCTTCCCATTTAGCTGTAGTAAAGAAGTCTCGATTAACCAGTATCCTCCTCAAATCATCCCTGTAATGAATTGACTTATCATAATAGCAAAAATAGGTGCAATTATGCGCTTTCCCATCAAGCTTTTTTCTTAAAGTGCTTGGAGAACAATTTATTGATTTTGCCGCTAATGCAATGGTGTCAAAAACTTTCATGGTCACATAATTAAACACTTTCTTTGATTGCTTCTTTCCTAACTTAGACCTACCTTGTATTTTCGAATGTGTGTAATTCTCCTTTGAAGTACACCACTCCAAATTGCCAACATAATTATTGGACGGGTTGTTATCTATGTGGTTCACGAAGGGCTTATTATATATGTTTTCGACAAATGCTTGCATGACTAGCCTATGAATAAAAAAGTTCTTATACGTTTTATTTCCGCTATATAGCTTTACAACAAGGTGGCCACCCCGTTTAACTTTAGGGCTAATTATTAATCTTGCAACCCGGCCATGGCTACTAATTATATAGTTTTCAAATTCTTTTACCGACCTCCATTCTTCATTTTCCATGACTAGTAAATTTTATTTGTAAGTGTGCTCACGAAGTAATATACCCCTATTCGGATTTGGTGGGGGTGGGCTGCCGCACCCGGGGGCCTCTGTTTTCCTGGGAAAGCATTCTTTTTGCATTCCTACATTTCTTTTAATTTGCATTGATGAGATGCCATTCATTATAGGTTGCTTAAGGCAAGCACAAGGCTATGGTTATAATGATAATGATAAACCAAGCTTTAATAAATTCATACGCCAAGGCTGGCATCTGCCCCGTAATTCGCCACCTGAAGAACAATAAGGTGTTGATTGCGGCTAGTAATATGTTGGCTGTTATCATGCTGTTTCGTTGTTTGTCAATTTTTGTAGGTCGTGCTCAAGCACTGCTATCTTGGCTCGAAAGTAATTTAGCTGATGTGTTACCGATTGAATTAGCCGAGCCGAATCGTCGATCCCTTGAACTTCTCTTATTAGATCCGCACAATTGGCAGCTTTAAATCTAGCTTCCCACAACTGGTTGACAAGCTCTTCCTTGCGTTGTTCAACTATATCATCCATGATTACTTTTCTATTTTTGGTTTATCGTATAAAAATACTCTGCACGATCGCGGGTTATGCCATTCTCCTTATTTGTTAGTTCACGCAATTCAATCTCTAACTCGAATTTTTTACAAGTGGCGCTTTGAAACCTTTCTTGGGCGTGCATGTGGTCAAGCCTAGTTCTGTGATAGTCACTGCACGCCGCGTTCAATTCCTTATCAGCCAGAACTATTTGATAAATAAGATGTTCTTTTGTTGATTCTGTTATCATACCTTAACTGAATCTATGTTAATTACTCTGGTTCCAAAGCCTATTTTTTGACCATTACATACCACATGGGCGTCCATCTTTTCAAGAGCCTTGAATAATTCGGCTTGCCCAGATCGCTCTCTAGATAACTGGTAAATCAATTCACCCGCCAATTGACGGATTTCTAGCAGTCTCTTTCCGTAATCGGCTTCGTTGGCCCTGAACTTATCGTAATCCTCTAAGCTAATAACGCAGTAGTTTTTATCTTTATACATAGTTCAAAGTTACAAGAAAAGTTGGAATATTTACAATAAAGTTAGTAATTTTATTAACGTGATAATGATGTAGATAGGCCCTGTGGCGAAGATTTTACTTGCAAAGTGGGAGAAAAAAGGTTACATTTGTACCAGTTTAGTTTACGACCTGGAGGGGTTAGATAAACCAAACCACAAGGGCCGGAGCAAGGATAAAACGAACGTTCTTTACGCCTTCTCTGGCCCTACTTTTTTAACACAAATTCCAAATGAGGAAGGTAAACGAAATGACTTTCGATATTCTTTTAGACCAGCGCACTACGGCCAGATGGAAACTTTCTGTTGATAGGATAGCCGCCAGAAGAAGCTGCAAAGAGGTAGTGCTCAAAGCAAGGAAATCTGCCATAGTATCTGCTCTTAAAGCCCGTTATTTAGAGGCCAGAGACAAATTTATTATGCTCAAAGGTCGAAATGGTAGGATAATGATAGGGGTGAATCGGGACTACTTAATTTTATCCGAAACTCACCGGCACAACCACCGATCAGCGAAAAGAAACGCCAAGTACACATGGGCATCAAAAGAGCTGCGCCGATGGCGTTTAGATAACCACAGTTAAATGGAGCGTCATACCGAAATTATAAATATAGTTTTACGGTGTTTAACTTTTGTTATAACAACCGCGGTTCTATCTACCTTGATTTATCGTAAGCTTTTGAAGAAACCCAGCTTATCGGAAGAGGCAATATTACACGTTGTTTGGATTTGTTGGGTACTTATAATCTCAATAGAGATACGGCATTATCTATGATATCGTTTTCAATTTCGACGAACGACGACATTTTGGGTGTTTTGCCGCGTTTTTAGAGCCTTTTCTTCGATAAACTACCGATATAGCCGGATTAGCCCTCACAAAACCCTCCTATTAGCCTTGTTTTCCCGGTCTACAACATGCAGCTCTAGGTCGTACCCCAAGCCCTCAACGTACGCCTTAAGCCTACCATAGTCGTAAGGATTGACCGTTTTCTCTAGAGCACACACCCTCTCTTGCGTGAGCTTAGCCCGCTCCCCAGCTTGCTTTTGCGTAAGCCCCTTAGCCTGCCTTAACGTCCTCAGAAACTGGCCTAACATCTTGAAAATTAGTTGATTTTAGCTCCTTTACGCACCATTTAAACAGCTTTCCCTCCGCTATACGCTCCTTCCTAGTGTATTCTTGGTTTGCCCATGTGCTAGGCAGCTTATCCCCACGTTGCCACACAGTGCTGTTTTTCCTTGCCGCCAGGTGCATGGCCACAAAATAGCTCATGGCGTACCTTTTGCAAAAATCCTCGCTTATTTGGCCTGATTTTGAGGCATTTGCCCATTCTTCGGCCCACCTCCTAGACTCACTTACGACCCTATAAGCCGGTTTAGGATACGAATACGCTGGATTTATCACGAAATGCGATGTTTTCGGCCTGATTCTGAGCAGGATGCGCCTGTCTATCAGAAATGTTATGTCCTTCAAAACCCTGCTGTAAGAGGTGTTAATCTTCACATTTTCAAGGTTTTTGGTTGCAATTGAAGAGTTGGCGTGGGCAAGAACAAATAGCTTAATGAAGTTGGTAGAGAGTTTTATGTAGTTGGTGTTCTTTGCTTTGAGGGTAAGGAAGATGAGGAGGAGGTTTTGCTGGTGAGAGAGGGTGGTGGCTACAGTGAAGAAGTTTTGAGTTAATGCTTTGGCTGGGATTGTCTTTAGGTATTTTTCGGTTGGTATTACAGGGGTGCCTGGAGGGACTTGGTAGTTTAGGAGGGAGGGCATGGGTTAGTGTATTGGTTGTGATAAGTACTTGCCTATGTATAGGTTTTTAATTTCGTTGTTTACTTCTATGTAAAGCCCTTCTGGCGACCAATTAGAAAGGTCTCTCTTGGAGTAGTTGATAGGTAGGTATTCGCATGTTGGCTTTGATTCCTGTATTTCCCATACGCAGCGTTTTCCTTTTTCCAATTTAACGGTGTGAAGTTCGCATGCTTTCATTGTTATGGATTCGCCGGGGCCGTACTTATTTTGGGACACTTTCTTAAGGGTTTCTTTTTCGAGGTATTCAAAGCCTCCTTGTCCGTTCAGGATGTGGCTGTTCCATAGGTATTTATTGAAAACATCCCCGTTTTCGGATATCTCATAGATGGGGTTGATTAAGGTGCCCTCCAATACTGTTATTTTGATGTCAACATGATGTGGGTGAATGGCCAATTCTCCTGGTTTCCAAAGGTTGTGATTAATGGCCGCAAAGAATATCCTGGTGTATAGGCCGTTCTCAAAGCTTACCGGAAATGAGTGTAGCCCTATAGAGTGGCAGTTAAGGAGGTTTTTCATGCTGTTTTTAATAGGTCTTTTATCTCAGTATATAGTTGGGCAAAGCCCGCAGCCATTTTACCTATTTGTTAATACAACACTTTTTATACTTCTTGCCATATCCACATGGGCAAATTGCGTTCCTTTCAACTTGTCGAGAATCTTTCTTAAATGGACGATGAGCGCCCTTCTTTGGATATCCGTACGCCGTGCGTTCTGAAATCTGGCCTTTTTTTTTGAAATACTCTGGGTACTTCTCAAGTGCCTTAAGATATGTCGAAGAGCCTACTGGCTGCTTAGAAAGGCTACAAGCAACCAAGTACATTATTTCCTCAGGGTGCTCACCTTCAAAATAATTTATGTCGTCTCGCAAGTCCATTAACATGCTCATTTACTGCTTAATCCCACAAAATATCCTATAAATAAAGCTATTATGTATAAAACCCATATAGAAAAGGCTATCCATCCAGTGTTATTTGGGGCGGAGCACTCCGGTATTTCAACTTCGGGTGTTTTTCCCTTCGCCTGGTGTAATTCGATGTACTTTTCAACTATTGTAGTGTTGGCCTCCATATTGCGCAGAATGGTGCCGCAGGCTTCCTTTACCTCTATTGCGTTCTTCCCCCATTCGTGTATGAACTCTTGGCTTATTGACATCCTAAAGTTTCATTAATTCATCTGGAGTAATTTGGGCCTCGGCCATGTCCACTAAAACCAAATGATGTAGGGTTACCCCAAAATAGTCCGCGAGCTTGATTAAAACGTCGATTTTAGGCTCAGCGGCTCCGTGTTCATAGGCTGCGTAGGACGACCGGCCAGAAAGTCCGCAGAGCTTCGCCATATCAGCAAGAGTGACTCCCTTGTTCTCCCGAAGGTATTCGAGGTTCGTGGCTAAGTGGTTGTTTTTGATCATTTCTTCGATTTTACCGAACTTTTGCACTTATTTAGGTGCCTTTATAGAGTCGGGAACAATTAATTTCACAGCCTTTTCCGATTTAGATACGCCTATTTCATTAACTATAACCTCTCCGTCCATAAAACCCATGGATGACTTCTCGCGGAAATGATAAGTGCCCCCACCATCAACAGTCAATAGCCACAAATTATCACCCTTCCACGTCATGGAGATAAGTTTCTCGCCCTGTAATAGATTGATGCGTTCGGTGCCACCAAAGCTACTGGCCATACTGTTATCGGTACACGAACTTAGCGCAATAATAGCCATTAAGGCTAAAAGTATTTTTTTCATATATGACCTGAATATCGTTGTTTCTTACCACATTTCCCACACTCGTACTCTACCCTAAAGCCCTGATTGTAAAGCTCGCGCTCATTCCATGGACTTAGGTTCTTCACGAACTTTTTGGATCCGTGAGCGCACAAAAGCTGCCTTATTTTAGAAATTACCTTCATCGTACCTTGATTGCACCGGCGCTTCATCACCCGCTTGCTGGACTACTACCTTGTCGATCCTGTAAGCCTCGGTTGAGTTGAAGTATTTAAACCCTCCTTCGGGGTGGGTTACCTGGCGGCCCTTAAGGTTAAACGCCACTTTCACCAAATCGGTCTTTTTGAACTGGTCGATCATCCCTATCCGGTCGTTGGTTAGCTCGATTAGTAAGAACTGCGGGTAACGGTCTTGCGTCTTGATTACGAACTTCTTGATCTTCAGGTTTCCCTTAAAAAGGGTTTCGAAAACTTCTTCTAAAGTGCCTTCTACGTACATAAAAATTGTTTCAATTTATTTTGGTAAAGTTACAAAGTTTATTGTAATCGATATTTTTCACTTGCTAAAACTTATAAACAGCGGTTAATTGATTGATTGTGTTTTAGATTGGTAGTGTTTTCGCAAAAAGTGAAGTGAAAAAAATTTAGCTACTCGGGCGTGTTGATGATTTTATGTGTTGTTTTTGGTTAGTAGGTCGACATTGGCTGAGTTCTGGCATTTAGAAATATAACCTTTGCTTAATAATAACTCTATGCGCCCGTAAGTGAGTAATAAACGTTTTGGATTTGATGAACATACCTTAGCCCCGTAAGTTCATAATCCGCCCCAATAGAAGCTATCCATTCACCGGTTTGGTTAAAGTCCCAAAATCTAATGTAATCATCAACCTTTTTGTTAACCCACCATTCATAGGGCGAATCGTCGTCCAGGCCTTCTTTAACGAGCCCAAGCTTTGTTAGCCGCTCCTCGCTTATTGGGATTGGCTCAACGCTTTCCAGGGATAGAGTACATTCACCTAACGCGAACCAATCCCGACTCTCCCATTGGAAATCAAACTCAACGGGATTATCCGAATCGTTCCTGTAGCTCCAAACGGCTTTGTGCCGAAACCAGTTACCTATCCTTATTTCTTTTTCTTCTACCATGTTATTAATTTTGTTAACTGCTGTTCGCCTCTTTGTATTTAGAGGTGGGGGTCATTGAAAAACAGGTTGTCTTGTAGGTCATGGGCGGGCGCATCAAAGCTGTATTTAATGCCGATTTCGCCGGTAAAAGTTCCATCCAAAAAGTTATACTTCGGTTCCGTTTGGTAGAATGAAATCAGATGAAGCCCTTCCTTGCTTCCGTCGTTCCAGTACCAATGCTCCGATCCGTCGAACAAGCGCTGGCTCATGATTCTGGGAAACCGCCTTATGGCTTCTTCCTGGAGATTTATAACCCCTTCTGCTAATCCGGTTTTGATTACCTTTTCAACAATGGCGACAGATATCAACTCTTCTTTTTGGGCGGCAATTTTCCTTGTTTGCTCCATAATTATCTCGTTTATGAAGCTGGGCGTTTTGTAATCCATGTAATTTCCTGTCATATCTCCTCTTTAAGTAGTTCTAACACCTCGGTTAATTTTACGTGGTCGGGGTTGGCCACGTATCCAGTGCATTTATCTCCTTCTATTATATCTGCACCTTCCGGGCAAACGCTTAGCATGGCCTCTACGCACTTTATGCATATTGGGATAGTAGAAAGGCATATCATTTTAGCTGAATCATCAGCGTGTTGTAATGAGAATATCTCTCTTATCAACTCCTCCTTGATCTGCTGGGGGGATTGGGTTAGGTTCATGGGTTAAGTAGCTTTTTTAGATATTGTTTAATTAAGGCTTTCAGCACCTTCTTTTTTTTCTTCGGAACCCGGAACGTTATAACCACCGTTTCCTCTCCTTTGGGCCGGCCCGATCCTAGGCGCTTGCCACCATGGGTTTTCTTTTTCATTCTATAATAATTTTGCGGCCTCTTTGCCTATCACCTCACAAGCCATCCATTTACACCCGCCTGACGTCTCACATGATTTGGCGTTTTTCTTTGTGATTATTGGATTTCCATTTGGATTTCCCAAATTTAACTCGTCCCCAACCTTTAAATCTTTCCAGTATTGGGCATATATTTCATTTCTGGTTTTTTTTGCAGCAGCTCTTTTTTGTGGGCCATTCTGCTCAATATCTTTTATTTGACGTTCAAGATCTCCTTGTTTTTTAAAAAGAGATGTAATCTTTACCGCATTTGAAATTGTCCTGTCCAATGATTCAGCCCTTTTTCTATTTAAATGCCCAATATTTTTACCACTACCTCCAACCATGCCCAGATGGAATGATTTTGCCACAAGGTCCGTATAATCAGAAACCCGTGTAAGTTTTTCAATCTTGGAATTGATTTGAATTAACTCTGCTTTAAGCTGATCTAATTTTTGCATGTCTATCGTTTTTTGTCGATACAAATATAAGGCTATTTTTGATATTTGTAATACGTAAATCAAGTTATTTCCACGGATTCATGCAGCCTTCTGATAATCAAATTGATTGTTTTATTTTCTGCGGGCTGTGGGACAGGTTTATCATTTGTTCAGTTAATTAAATGCGTAATCTTCTGGAAATTCAGGTAATGGAAGTGATTGATTGGACATGCCATGCGCTGTGCAATCGCCGCAATAATGAACCATCCCATTTTTTATATGAGAATGGCAAGTCCCTAGTTCTGGAACAAATTGAGGGTTGCTCGGCATGTTTATACCAATAGACGAATTTATAGTCGGACTATTATAGTTTCCATCAAATCCCCAGTCGTCAGTAATAGTGTGGCCCTTTTCGCAAGCTGGGCAATAAAAACACAAATACTTTGTTGGTAGGCCATCTTTGGAATGTGCTCTTTTTATTTTCATCATCTATTAGTTTAAAGGTTCATTACTTTGGCCAAATATATTTTCCTTGGCAATTAAAATATCCATGTTTTAAAGGTTGGCAAAACTTTATCTCTTCATCCTTGGCCTCCGCCAGCTTTCTTTCGAGCCATTCAGAAAATGTGGGTCTAAGGCCTACTGGTATATATAAGTCACTATATTCTTTCAGCATGTCGATCGCCGCTTCTATGGTTTGTCTTGTGTGGTTCATTACTTTACAAATTTAAATTCTCCTTTTTTATTGTAATAACACCTATTTGTCATACACATTATTCCACCAAACTCGCCTTTTGAAACCGCACCGAAATAATCTTCTGATGCTTTTACTGATTGGTGTACATTCCATTCATCATCAATTACCAAATATTCGCCCTCATAAGGGACATTTGATTTTAGCCATTTCTCTCCCATAAAATCAATTGCATCATGGCTTGTTGAATAATTACTAACCGGGGTGTGTCTATGCCTTCCAATGTCAATAAGCATTATCCATCCATCTTGCAGATTGTTTGTGGTTGAAAATTCACCGCCTTCATATAGGGCATATATATTAGTAGATTTTAAATGTTGGTTTATGTCTTTCATCCTTGTGTGTTTGTGGGGTTAAGGCATCCGTCAATTTCTTCTATCAATATGCTTGATTCCTTGTATCCGTTGAAGTCAATAAAATATCGTCTACATTGTATTAACATATCCCTTAGCCTTTTGATCTCCTCATCTTTTTCTTTGGTCGCCTTGTTGTTTAACTTACATATGGCTTTTGTACATTTCACAATAATTTCCTCGCTTGCCATAGGTAAATGATCTATGAGTATTTCTCTAATATTATTTTTCATCATATAGTCTTTTTATAATTAAATCTCTTATTTTCTTCGCCCCATCTCTTTGGCATTTTTCTGGAATATTTCCTAGCCCGACTCCATCTAACGGGAAAATTTCGTCTATCTCCTCATCGCTCGGGAGCATTTCGGCGGCGAGGTGAGAGGGGGACGGAAATAATTCGGCTAACTTATCTTGTGCTGCATCCGATCTTATTTTACCAAGCCTTAAATCTTCAAGAATGTTAAATACATCGGGGGAGTTTAAAAAATAGAGTTTGTTTTCCATGCTTATTTGGTTATTTTATGTTGAGTAATCTTTCCATCATTCTGCAATACGTAAATTGGAATAAGACCTTCTTCATATCTATTGCATGCAGAAATATAATCGCCTGTACCATTTTTCATTTTAAAATATGTGCTTGTAATGCCGCACACATGTTCCGTTGTGCCTTCAAAAAGTTTAGTCTTTTTAATGATTAGATTTTTGCAGTTTTGGCAAAGAGATTTATCAAATTTGGTTGCTTCTTCTTTCATCTTATTTGGTATTAGGAGGTGATTGTAGTAAGGGCTGCCAGTCCGAGGCTCCAAAAGTGATCCCAGGGAGACTAAACTCATTATAACTACGGTTGTTCGTTGGGTCTCCGGTATAGGTGCCGACATATACTTGCCCGTCATAATTTGGATCTGTTGATTTTACAACAAAAAGACATTTGTCAAACCTATCTGGCAGCCTATCATCAACGCTTATCCACTTGCTTTCTTCTGCGGGAATCAGGCCAGAGAGGGAGTCGATCATTTTTGCGAAACGTATAGTTGTTACTGCGGTTATTGGCGTACCGTTAGCATCATGAATAACTGTTCCGTGTTGTTTATAAATGTCCCACAGGCGCTCCTTCGTCAAGGCTTTTTGTGACAGCTCCTGCCGGTGCTTCTCCCGCTCAAGCTCTACCTGCTGGCCTGCGTAAATTTTCATTGCTCTAATAATACATCCTTGATCGTCATGTAACCCTCCGCAATAAAATAGTTTTACTATTGTCATAGATGGCAATTCAAGAGTTAATATTTCCTCTGCCGTTAACGGCTTTTTATTTTCTTCCATAGGGGTTGTTTTTGTTTAAAATTTTATTAAACTTCTTCTGTATTTTTCTTTGGCATCGTAACGCAAGTGGCAGATTTGGCAAAGGGCTTTTAATCTAACGTCTGAAACTTCATGGTTTTCCTCGTCGTGATCTAAGTGCGCTATCGTGAGGCAAACCTTTACTTCCTTTACCTCCCTATTTGCGGACTCTCTTTCAGCACATTGCTTTCGAGTAAACCACAGGCTTTTTAATTTATATCTTCCAAAATCATCTTTTACGTTCAACTTAATTGCCCAAACGATAGAACCATGCTCCAAACCACACTCTTCGCATTTGTTTTCGGCCCTATCCATAATACGAGGCCGAATCTCTGTAAGCCAGTTTGGCGGATATTTTGAGTAATCTATAGGCATTGTTTTCTTTCCTCTCTTTAGGGGGTTAGCCGATTATTGAGTTAATAGTAGCATTCCATTACCTTGTATTTCTTTGTAAAGCGTAGTGCCGTTCTTTGTTATCGCATAGGGCAAAAAAACTTCTGCCATGTCCGCAAGTTGGGCCTCTACTATAGCCATCTGTGCCTCAACCCAATCCTTCACTATTCGCCAGGCAACGCGCTGAGCTTGTTCTTCCGTGCATTTACTTCTCTGTACCTTTCTATCATTCTTCATAGCTTTTAAAACCCCCGAGTAATTTGCTGGCAACGAGAAGGCCGCTATGTTTCCATTTATTTGTAGGCAAAATGTAACCGCGCTCGGAAACCCATTAGCGTAATCAGTTACTATCTTGTGAGCCCCGTGCTTCACTAAGCATTTCTGAATTTCTCCTATAGTCTTTTCGCTTTCAATGGAAGTTGTGTAGTTTAATATTGCCATATTTATCTTGTTTTTAAAGTTTACTTAGGTAGTCTTTGTATTACTTTCTGCGGCTAGGGGTGTTTCCCGGATAAACCACGCAGTTGAACATTTCTTTTATTCTGTCCATGACCCTAGTGCCGTATTTTTTTTCTATCTCATCAGGCAATAAATTTGTCGTTATATGGGTCATGTTTCTGTTCATATTCAGCTTGTCGTACCGGCTTAAAATGATCTCGGAAACAACGCTTGTTTCATTGCCGTAATTTTTCGTGGTGTTTTCGCTTCCCAAATCATCGAAGCATATACCTAGCTCTTTATGCCCATTGAAATTATATGGGTCAAAGAAGAAATTTTCACACGTTAGGGTGCCGTAATATTTTTCTATTTCAGCGTATCCATGTTTCGCAAAATCGTTCGCTAATTCCCTGGATGAACGAATTAAAAAGCTTTGAACCTGGTTTGAAACAAACATCCTCATCAGCGTAGTTTTTCCTACACCCACGCCGCCCATAAGACAAAGACCCTTGTTTAGTGAATAGCCTGCTTCCAGCATCTTTTCGCTACCAGAGAAGTACATGCATAGCAAGGAGAAGTTTGGCTCGCTGTATTGATCTAAAACGAAGTTTGGATATTGCCTTTTTTTCGCGCTATACAACTCCTCAAAGGAGTATTTTGGAAACTGCATTCCGGCCTGTATTTTGGCGTAATAAGTTCTAGCCTTATGGTCTGATTCCCTTTTTTTCCTATGCTTTATAATGGCCTGTTTAGCCCCTTCTATTCCAACCCCTATTTCTACCTCTACAGTATCGGCCCATTCCTTACCATCCTCTAGTGTAATTTTTTTGTCCGACGATAGCAGTTGTTGCGTTATCTTTTTTAAAAGTTCCTGTTCCATTTTCTATTATTTTTTGTGTGTATAAAAATGCTTTTCTTAGGTGATTTTCGTCATCGAAGTCGTGGCATACGTACGATTTATCCATCTCTGCCAACACTCGAGCTTCTAAATCGGGAGGCTTGCCCCTACGCCAGTTATCCATGAATATTTCATAATTGGCAGGGAAGTACTCGGAAATTTTCTTTTTTACTATTGATCCTCGAATTTTGAAGTAGTACAATTTCTCCCCCTGCACCCCCTCTTTTTCTTTCTCCTTTTCCTTATCCTTCTCTTTATCCTTCTCTTTATCCTTGTATTTAACCCCTTGCAAGGGGCTTATATGATCCTTAATTTCGATTTTAAGGTTAAGGTCTTCATCTAACAGCCCGTACCTTTGTAGTGTTGAAATAACAGCCGCATGGACGCGGTTTTTTGCCGAAAGCCTGCCGTATTGAAACTCCACGAACCCCGGAATAAACCACCTTTTCCCTCCGTCCAAAATAACGATCCTTGTTTCGTCTGAGTTGAATAATTCAAGCGACTGATCCTTTGTTACAGGCATGTCCTTGCCCAAATACATTTGTGCCGCCTCGAAGTCAACTATCCAAACCCCCGTGTGATCGCAGTCGTGGTACATAAAGTCCCATAGCAACTTGTAAGCCCCTGGAAGCGACCTAAAAAATGGCTTCTTATATTTGCTTGTATCCGTGAATCTTTTGGCCATTATCCAATAAGAACTGAAGGGTGAGTATCTAGTGCCTTGCAAAGGGCTTTTAACTTGTCGAAGCTGGGCTCGGCGCGGCCTTCCTCGTAGGAGGCTACCTGGCCTCGGGTTAACTTGGTTTTTGAAGCCAGCTTTTCTTGCGTGAACCCCCGAATTTCTCTAAGGGCCTTTAGGTTGGTCTTAAACTTGTTTTTTGTCATTGCTCTTGTTTAAAAAATGTCATCCAGATGGTTTGCCCATGCTTTCCTGAAGGGTGACCAAAAAGCGGCTTGTAACCTATTAAATCGATAATTCTGTTGATCTTAATTTGATTTTCGTTCCACTTAAATATCAAAGTGCCATTGGGCTTTAAAACGCGCATACATTCGTCAAAACCGGCTTTAATATCTGTTTCCCAGGTTGGCAGCAGCACGCCGTATTTTTTAGCCATCCAACTGTTTTTACCGAGTTTATTAAGGTGCGGCGGGTCAAATACAACAAGGTGGAATGATTCGTTTTTGAAAGGCATATTTGTGAAGTCAATAACTAAATCCGGCTTAATTTCAAGTACCCGGTTGTCGCAAAGCGTGTGGCGCTCCTTTCTCTTGTCGCAGAAAAGAACCGAATCGTTATTTTTATCAAACCACATCATTTTGCTTCCACAGCATGGGTCTAGTATTGCTTTCTCTCTTGCCATTGCTGTTTATTGGTTGAGTTCGTATTGAGATATTGCTTTAAATATTTGCAAGGCTACTTGCGGGACGATGGAGTTACCAAGCTCTTTGATACGTTGGTTCCGTTCGGTATAGTCCATCCCCTCGGGTAGCCCATTAAGCACTCCCATAATTCCGGATTCAATAGAGTACCTGGTGATATTCCCATGTGGATTAGGGCCGAAACCAAAGTAGGAGCTTTCCCAATCATTGTTCGGTAATGTTCCATACTCGGCGTCGTCGTTGTGTTCTTGCCATCGTGGTGCGTTGGAGTTGGTATCAAAAGACCATAAATTAACTGGCTCCCTAAACTTGTAAATTTGGTGTTGTTTGGTCGCCAATGATCGTTCTTCTGTTTTTGAAGTTTGTACTTCTCCGGAGATTTTATTATTTCGGTTGAAGTTGGGGTTATAACCGATAAGCCATATTCGCTCCCGTTGATGTAGTGCCCCGACCGCTTCAGCTGGTATATTAAACGCCTGCCAGGAGTAGCCACTATTTTCCAAGTCATTAATCTTGATGTCAAGGATGCCGTTGGAAACTGTTCCAATAACATTTTCGTTAACGATCCAAGGACACTGCGATTCGGTAGCCGCTCGAAACATCTCTGGCCAGAGGTAACGGTCATCTTTTGTGCCCTTTCCCAGGCCAGCAATTGAGCTTGGCTGGCATGGATCCCCTCCTGTAATAAGGTCAAGTTTTCCTCTCCAAATAGTGAAATCTGTCTTTTTGATGTCTTCATAGCTTATGGCATTTGGCCAATAATATTTTAATTTTTCTCTGCTTTTTGCGTTTATTTCGCAGTTAAATACGTTCTCCCACCCCATCCATTCAGCGGCTAGATCAAATCCACCTATCCCAGTAAACACACTGCCGTGCCTCATTTTTGTTTTAACTCCTCCATCCTTTTTTTATTGAACTCTACCTGAGCAGGGGTGCAGAACCAAACCTTAAATCTCCCTTGCATCTTGAATGAAAACTGGAAGCCAGCCCTTTTTAGATCCGACAAGCGTGAGCGATCCGCCTTCATATCGTGTACAGTACCCTCGTTTCCGCTCATAAGAAAGTCGTACACTCTTTTCGTTGATTCTGCCAACTCAAACCTGTAGTCGTCCAGTATCTTTTGCGTTTCTGGCAACTTCTCGGTGTCGTGCACAAAGTCCTGGAATATGTCGGTCTGTCGAAGCATTTACTTACTCAGGTGCAATTCAAATTCTTCAATCCACTCAAAAGTTAATTTGGATACACCCGAATTTTCGGGAGTCATTCCTGGGCTTATTTGTGTAAACCATCTTTCAACTGGAGAAGTTGAATTTGCCACAACATCCAATTCATTATATTTTACTCCCTTTACTTTGGCTAGGGTGCCAACGAAGCAACAGCACGAACCTTCGTAACAAGAACCATCAATTTGACCCGCTAATAATTTTTCCTTTAGCCCTGCTATCTCATTCTTTTGAATTAACAGTTTTGCCCATAAATCATTCTTAAATACGGTAAGGTTCGCACGGGTAAGGTCCGCATCGGTAAGGTCCGCATCGGTAAGGTCCGCATCGGTAAGGTCCGCATCGGTAAGGTCCGCACGGGTAAGGTTCGCACGGGTAAGGTTCGCACGGGTAAGGTTCGCACG